GCAATGTAGTAACATCACTGCCGCGGCCGTCTGTTGTTTGAGGGAAAAAGTAATCTTCGTTGATGCTCAATGGATTGTATGCGGCATCCATCATGTTGGCGCCTCCGCCGCTGACAGTGGGGATTCTACGCTGATGCATTTCGTTTTTGACACGCTCAACAAAGGCCATGGCCATGTGACTTGGCATGTTGCCCACGTCAATTTTAAACACTCTACGTTCTGGCGCACGACTCACACGATAGATCAGAACTGAATCTTCTAGCAGTTCTTTTTGCTTGTAGACTTTGTAGATGTTTTCCAAGATACTTTGTCCAAATGGCCAAAAGAAGTCAAGCCCTTCATTCAAACTCAGATGTACCACGTGTTTGGAATCAACTGTGGTTTCATTCATTGCTTGTGTAAATCTGCTGTTGCCGCCGGCACCACCGTAGCCGCCACCGCCACCGCCATTGGGTGCTGAATAATTGTTTTGTCCCACAGAACCTGTGGCACGACTCACATAGTAATCGCTGGTGGTTTTGGGGGCAATGCTTAAATTTTCAAAGTTGGGATTGATGTCACGAATGACATACTGCTCAGGTCTCTTGCCTTCGCTTTCGTTTACAATTACACGACTTACTTTGACCATATCAACCCAGTACATTTCAAATGTTTCTGGATCACGCACAAACACTTGATCGCCGTACTTGATGGTGTTGCGGAACAATTTGAACATGCGCTGGTCCAGTTTGTTCAACTTGGTCCATTGCTGCAATTGTTTTTTGATAATTTCTACTTCGTGATCAGTAGGAGTTTCTTTGAATACAATGTCAAACGGTGTGTTGTTGTCTTCGTTGTTTTGTGTGCTGAACTCAGCAATGATGTCTAAACATGCATTGATCTCTGAATCCATGTCCATGTTTTCGTACTGGTTATAACGTTCAACACGGTTGGGATGACCTGAATACACTTCTGGTAAACGGCTGGCATAGTTTCTAAAGGCAAAATCGTTGGCAGAACCTGTGTTGCCACTGCTGGTTTGTCGACCGTAACCAGGAAGTCCGTCGGCTTTGTTTCCGGAAATAGGACTTAGCTGTCCGTTGGCATCACCGTCGGCAATTTTAAAATACTTGCGCCAGCCACCATTGCGCCCGTTTCTACCGTTGTTTGATTCAGCCATTAAGATTTTCCTTTAACATACAGCATGTATTTACCGTAGGTTACTGTGCGTACTGTAAAAGTTTCTGTGACACACCCAGCTGATTTTGCATCACACGCACTATATCGTCAAGTCTTGACAGTTGTGCTGACATCAGTCCCATTTGTTCGCTGTTGCCTTGCATTTCAACTGGTATGCTATTGCCATTGGGCAACGGTACTACTGCTTCTGTACCGTGTAATGTAGTTTCGTAGCCAGATTCTGGTCCAGTTGCAATGCCGCCAAACTTGTATCCTCCACCGCCCATTTTTTGATCAGCCCAAGTTTTTAAATCTCCAACTGTTGACATGCGTTGCAAATTAGGGTTTGCATCAATCTGTTTTTGATTCACAGCAGAGTTTAGCATTGATGAATCGCCTGCCTTTAGCGCCTTTACTGCACCATAAGGGCCCAAGAAGTGTGCCAGATACATTGCAGCGTCAGTTGTACTAACACCAGCTTTTGCCAAGATAGATTTATTTTTGTCTGTTAATACACTCAATGCTTCATGTTGCAAGCCCACATCGGTTTTCATATCATCAAAAGTTTTACCATACAACGGACTACTTGGTTGTGCGTTCTTTGCTAAATCCTCAAATGTGCCTTTGGTTATTTGAGCAACTCCGTATGCAGAACTTGTTGCTTTACCACCAGGGCCGCTTTGATTTGGTATATTTCTGCCACCACTTTCAGCTTGTATAATTTTTTCTTGCAACGAGGTACCGGCTCCTCCAGGTGGCCTTAGGGCTGCTGCTTTGGGCGCTGCATCGCGTTTCTTGGTTTCAACGCCCATCATGTTGGCCATTTTTTCCATTGCTGTAATTGTAGTTTCAGTTGCAGTCGACATACCTTCCATTGCAGTAGTGACTGGCCCTATACCAACATTGATCAAATCATTGAGAGTATCACGTGATTTACGGTTATTGTCACGTGTTTTGTTTGCATCTTTGGTATTTTCATCTGTTACCTTTTGCGCAGCGGCGGCGGCTGCCATTCTTTCTTCCAGCGTGCCATACACATTCATGTTTGCTAGTTTTACTGTGTCGTTTAAGTCGCCAAAGTTGTCGTTGAATATTCCTAATTTACCAAGGCCTATGCCAAATCCTTCGCCGGACTTGCCAATGGTTCTGCTTGCCTCTTTAGACGCTGTATTGAGTACGTCGTTGGCTGTGAATGCTCCTTTCTGCAGTTTCGCTGCCACCTCCGGCAAGCCTCTTGCTATTTTTTGTGCTTCGGGATTGTCCAATGTGCCAGACATAAGATTCAACATTCCTATTCTTAACTTTGGTGCTTCTTTGGCCAGACTTTTGTTTAAAATATCAACTTGTTGCAGTTGAGCTGCGGCAGCTTTGTCACCCATATTGGCCTTGAGTTGTAGTTCTGTTCTATAAGCAGCAAAGCGTTCTTCGGCCATTGCACTTTCCATGGCCTCTTCTTGTTGTTTTCTAGTTTGTCCGGTGACTTTGGATAGTAAATCTACTTCTCTGATATAGTCTTTTGAAGCATTGATTAATTGATCAGTAGACATTTTTTGTCGTACTCCACCAATTGTTTGCATTTTCATATAGCTGGCAATACCGTTGTTGATTTCATCAACACTGATGCCCATTTCCCGGAACTGGCGGCCAACATCACCTTGCTGTAATGAGTTTGCAACATTTGCAAACTCAGTAAGTCCGCCGCCTACTGTTTGCCCAAATTTACGTAACGTGTCAGAATTTTCACCAACAATGGCCACAAACTTGTCCAACTCGTTGACGCCGAGGTTGAGTTTTTTTAGATTATCGTAAACAGATTGTATGCCACCTGCACCAGCAGCGCCAATCTTGGACATTTGTTCATAACTTTCAAACAATGCATCTGTTTGTTTGTTTACTGCTTGTGTGTATTCGCTTACACCTTTGATTGCAGTTTTAAGAGCAGTACCGAAATACGGAATCATCCCAACCAAGTCGCCTATAACGTCGCTCATTGATCCAATTGAATCGTTAAACACAGAAGCGCCGATAGCACCGTTGTTTAATTGCTTGGCCAAGTTGATGCCACTGTTGCCCAAGGCTTTGAAGTCTCTAGTTAAACTAGATTGGAACTGAGCCAACTTGGCAGTAGTTTCATTGCTAACCTTACCAAACTTGTTAAGTTCGTTGTTGGCTTTGCTTAGTGTTTGATTATAAGCATTTAGGTTGTCTTGCTGTTCTTGTTCTTCGGGTGTCATATTTTTATTCGCCGGGGTTAGATTTTACCATAACTATATTTATATAGGAAAATCGCATGTCAACTAACCCGTTAACACAATATTTTAGACAACCGGCAATTTATGTCAAGTTGCCCAGCAACGGACAACACTATCCCGAAGCAGCATTAAATATGCCTGCAAACAACGAGTTGCCAGTGTATCCAATGACTGCAATTGACGAAATCACATACAGAACACCAGATGCATTGTTCAACGGCAATGCTGTTGTTAATGTTATAAAAAGTTGTATACCCAACATACAAGATCCATGGGCAATTCCTGCAATGGATGTAGATACTATTCTTGTTGCTATTCGCATTGCCAGTTATGGGCATACTATGGAGATTTCAACAAGTTGTCCTCATTGTCAACACGAAGCAGACTATGGGTTAGACCTTAGAACAGTGATGGAGCGTATGCGGCCGCCGGACTATTCAAAATCAATACACGACGGTGATCTTGAAATTTACTTCAAACCAATGACGTACAAAAATTTAAACGACAACAACCAACGTCAGTTTGAAGAACAAAAGATTTTACAAGTGTTGCCAGAAACAGACATGCCCGACGACCAGCGCATGTCTGCTTTGAGTGCGGCATTGACAAAAATTACTGAAATTACAATAAGTGCTATTGCACAAAGTATTGCCGCTGTCAAAACTCCGGCGGCACTAGTCAGTGAACCTGAATTTATCGAAGACATGTTGAAAAATTGTGATCG